AGGTTACTTATTGGATGCCTGATCCATTCTGTATTAGATATCCAAGAGCAAACTATCAGCATACGATGAAGGCAAATGAAGGATCGCCCAAGACTGATAATGCACTAGACAATCGTCCAAGAGACTTCCCAGACCAACCAACTGAAAGACTTGAAAGAACAGTATGACTAATGTGATTGTCCCTATGAGGGTATTAGGTAGTGGTCTCGTGATCATTGCCTATTTTATTATTATTCATGTTGACTTAATGTCTGGAGTGCTAACTCAGTTTGTAGCAGATCTTATTTCAATTCCTTATTTTATTAAGACAAAATCTTGGGATGTTGTTATGATGCTATCATTCCTACTTATAATTTCGGTGTCTAAATTGTTATGAAAATGTGGGAAACGCAGTGTGTTGGATGTGGAAAGATGATCCCAGCAAACCAATGCCCTCAGGTCGGATGTTATGTCCAATCTAAGGGAAAATATGAAAACTCTCTATGTAAACCCTGTTGGTTAAAAAAATGCAAGCAGTAATCTATTCAAATGGCAGTCAAGAGTGTGAAAGACTGCAAATGCTCCTAAAGTCAATTTCTACTGAATATTTGCAATATGACATCGGTAAAGACTTTACACAAACCCAATTTCAACAAGAATTTGGAGCAGATGCAGAATACCCCCAATGCGCTTTAGATAATAAGCACATCGGGGGTTTAAAAGATACTCTACATTTTCTAGACAAACTTGGAGCGATTAATAACCTCCACCCGACTGCTGTCCAGTAGAAGACCCAGCACTGCCATATTGGTTATTGGTAGATGAGGAAGTAGAAGAAGATCCTGCCTGCTCAGTCACTGCTGACGTGGTGCCTGATGCTGCATTAGTAACTGCAACGGTAGATCCATCAGCAAGCACATCACCCTCAGATATGGCAGCAGCATTACTACCAAATGATCTGGAGGTGAATTCTTGTCTAGAAGCAAATTCAATAGATGGTGCTTGTCCCACAAGTGAAGTATACGTGGGTTTGACACTTCGGAATGCCTCAGATATGATACCAACAGATCTCTTGATACCTGTTTGTGGATCAACCTCATTGGAAGGAAGATATTCTGTAAGATTTTCAAATTCTTCAACAAACTGAGTCAAGAAGGCAGGTTTGAGTATATAAATGTTTCTTCTATATTCATTCAATTGTGCCTCATACTGATAGTTAGATACGGGTGCAACTAACTCAGCAGTTGGTATTGAGGTGCCATCAGGACGAGTATATTCAAAGTCTTCGTTGACTTGAATTCCTGCTCTTAGTTGTAGAGTGCCCTTAGTATTTCTGACTTCTTGAGTTTCCCAATGATGAATATCATCAGTTGACCCATACTTTCTCTTAATATACTTAAACAACTCACCCTCTTCCATGGGCCAGTCATCATATATGTTGACTATATTATTACACAGCAAAATTACCCAGTCATACTCAGGATCATTATAGAATTTGTCAGCAACTTGATCGGGTCTCTCATTACTTTGAATGGCATAGGATTCAAATCCTAAAGCAGTCTGCACCATTCCATCGCGTATTTTAATACGACGGAATAGATTCTTTGCCATCACATAGGGATCATTGCCACCTACGCGATAACTACTGGTCCTGACGAAAACATCAGGTATAAAAGAGAAGTAATTTGACATTTAAATTTTATCCAGAAAATCTTCGCGAGTGCGGTATTTCGTCTCTTGGAAACTAAGAGACATGTTATAGATCACAAAACCAAAGTCTTCATTCTCCATACCTGGGGTATGAGTCCTAATAGCAGTAGAATCGCCAAAATCAATATTCATATTCTTAAGGACCATTTTATTTGGGAAACGCAGTAATGCAGTCATAAAACCACCTGCTCCCTCATCCCCCTTTTTAGGTTTTAATTTTTCCTTACCACCTTTAGCTTCATATCTAACGATCTCTGCTTCAAACTTATCAGGAATAGTCAACCACTTATTGTTATCTGATGAGGGGTGCATTGCTTGCCTAAGTTCGCTGATAATATCATAGATTACTTTCACATCAGCAGCACTTTTTGGTTGCATAGTAAATTTAAAATTATGATCCATGAAACCAGTGCTCTGAAACAGAGTTTCTTCGTAAGGGTTGAATACCTTACCATCTGTTAACTGAGCAAGATCATTAGCATCGATGCTGAAACCATATGGTGATACTTTACCAACAACGTTACTCAGAGCAGTCGATGCCATCTTGTAACCAAGTGCTGGTTTGGCAGCATCAGCTGCCGCTGATACGTTAGCGGCAAAGCTTTCACCTGGTCCATCAGGACCAATATCTCCTACTGCAGCAAGTGCTGCTGCTCCAACACCACCTAGATTGACACCTTTATATCGTGCAGCATAGGATTCATTCAATCCTGGTGGCAGATATAGGAAGATAGTATTTCTGATTGATCCACCACTCTTTTTCTTGCCGCCACCAGTATTGATTCCACCTTTCTTCTTTTCATGCTTATAAATAGTCAACTTAAGGTAGTCAACTACTTCTGTGGCATATTCTTGGTCCTTTCTAATAGAATTTCGGGATTGAGATGATTCTCCAAGAGGTTTGACACGGGGAAAAACTAGCGTCATGAGTTATTCTGGTAAGTATAGGCCATCAAATAGACATAAGTATAGAGGTGATTCCACCAATATTATTTATAGGTCTTTGTGGGAAAGAAAATTCATGGTCTGGTGTGACAAGAATGAAAATGTCATGGAATGGGGCAGTGAAGAGATAGTTATCCCATACATCAGTCCCGTAGACAATAGAATTCATCGGTATTTCCCTGATTTCTATGTGAAAGCAAGGACTAAGACGGATCGAGTTAAAAAATATATCATTGAGGTAAAACCCAAGGCACAATGTCTCCCCCCGAAGAGACAACGTAAAGTTACAAAAAGTTATCTCACTGAGGTAAAGACATTTGGTGTGAATCAAGCAAAGTGGAAAGCTGCCAAAGAGTATTGTAAGGACAGAAGAATGGAGTTTCTTATTCTCACAGAAAAAGAGTTAAACGTATGAGCATCTTCACTGATGTTAAAGATCTTGCCGAGGGTAAGAAAAAGTCTAAAGACTGGTATCGAAGTCAGGTAATGTATGGACTTGATCCGTATACAGGCACATTTGAGGTAGGTGACATCATATTCTTTGCCTATTCTGCTGCTACAGAAAAGTTGCAGTATTATGATAGATTTCCAATGGTCCAGATAGGTGATCAAGACGTTAAGAATCATCAATTTTCAGGAGGGAATGTACATTATCTACGTCCTTCTGCTAGAAGAAGTATATGCAATCAGTGGGCAGTAGGGTCTCCAGCATACCCTGCCCGTTGTCACCATAAATACTTTATGTCAAATGCTACTAATGTATATACTGTTAAACCCATTGACCTTCAAAACATGACACCATTGCCATTAGAGCAATTCATGTTTAACGCAGCGGGAAGGTGGATGGAAGTTCCTAGCAGTTTTATCTGGAGTCGATCTTAAATGTCGTTTAGAAATCCCAATAGTTTTAGCAGGTTTGCCGACTTGGTAACAAGTGGTGCAAAAGAACCCGCAAGGAATAATTTATACTCAGTAGATATTACTATGCCAGCAATGCTTTTTGCTACAGGCAAAAACCCTGACTATAAAGAGCATTTTGAATCAATTAATTACTTTGCAGATAATGTAACTCTACCTGCCCGAAGAATTAAAACCGAATCTGTAAAAGATGTCGGTATGCCTCGCGACTTTGCATACGGTCAGCAAAAGCAAGAGGTTAGATTCTCATTCATCATGACAAAGGACATGTATCATCGTGCTTTCTTTGAGACTTGGATGAATATGACTGCTAATGATGCAGAGAATAGAGTCACATTCTATGATGAGTATACTGCCAATATCCAAATCCTAAAGTGGGAGTTGGGATCAAATGTTGTCCTTGAGAAAACAGGAAAGAAAGGGAAGGTCAAATATAGAGCTAGACTGAATCAGTCTACTGCTGTATGGCAGATGTATGGTGCATATCCATTTGATATCTCTGCAATGACATTGAATAATGGTCCTTCAGATCTACTAAAGATCGATGTTGATTTTAAGTATGAAAGATTTAGATTCGATACTGTAAGTATTGGCAGTTACAAAAAGAATAGCAAGGATAAGATAGTTAGTAATTTAAATAAATTTGATCAACTGATCAAGAAGAGTCAAGTAGACGCACAATTCTATGGTATCTAAGTGACTAAATAATTTCAATAATCATGGAGCATTATGCCTTTACCAGCACTCGCTATTCCCGAGTATGATCTGAAACTTCCTATCACAGGAACTGAAGTTAAGTATCGCCCCTTTCTTGTTAAGGAAGAAAAACTGTTGTATCTCGCTATGGAGTCGCAAGACGACAAGCAGATGATTAAGGCAGTTAAGACCATCATCAAAAACTGCACCAATCTGAAAGGTAAGGTTGAAGATCTCGCAACATTTGAGATTGAATACATCTTCCTTCGCATTCGTGCTACTGCTGTTGGTGAAGTTAGTGAATTTAAAGTCACTTGTCCTGATGATAATGAAACTCAGGTAGAAGTCCAAGTGCCTCTACAACAAATTGAAGTTGTTATTCCTGCAGATCATGAGAAGAAAATTCTTCTAGATGGTAATGTAGGTATCGTCATGAAATATCCATCAATTGATGTGTTTATCAGTCAGAATATGTCAGATGAACCTGGTATTGAGGACATTTTTGAGTTGGCAGCAGGTTGTATACAAAGTGTATACGACCAAGAGGAAGTTTATGACACTTTCACTAAAAAAGAAGCACTTGACTTCTTAGAAACTCTCAATTCTGAGCAGTTTGCTAAAGTGCAGAAATTCTTTGAAACAATGCCTAAATTATCATACACTTTGGAAATTGTTAATCCAAATACAAAGGTTGTATCTGATGTCGTATTAGAAGGACTTGCAAGTTTTTTCGCATAGCCCTCCTGCACGATAGTCTTGAAAACTACTATAAGACCAACTTTGCCTTAATGCAACACCATAAGTATTCACTTTCCGATTTAGAGAATATGATACCGTGGGAAAGAGATGTATACGTGAATCTCCTCTTAGCTTATATACAGGAAGAGGAGAGAAGGCAAGCAAAAGAAGATCAACGTATGTCTCTCTAATGGCAAATATCCGCACATTTGTTAAAATCAGACCTATCGAAACTAAATCCTCAACAGGATTAGGTTTTAATAAGATTAGATTGTCTATCAATCGTCTGGGGACGGCAACAAATAGCATTGCTGACAGTTTTCATCAGACAACAGAGTTAATTAGATTTGAAAATGAATTCTTATCTAAATCTTCTATAACTAAAATAGAAGATGTTGAAGAGGAAGGTAAAGAGAAAAAGTCACTCTTTGCCAGGGCAACAACCAAACTTCGTAAAAAGTTTAGAAAAAATAAACGAGATAAGCAAGAGACTTCATCTGAGGCAGAAAAAGGCAGTAAGAAAGGCGAAAAAGACTCAAAGAAAAGGTTTGAGGAAATAAAGAAACCTTTTGAAGGATTTCTGAAAGGAATTGCGAGTCTTTTTGGAAACTTGATCATGTTTGCCATAACTTATGGTGCTCTTGATTGGTTAAGTAACAAACAAAATGCCGAAAATGCCACAAAGGTGGTCAAACTAATATGGCATATTGGTAAGTTTGGTTATTGGTTAGCAAAGAATAGTATTGGTTTAATACTAAATGGTCTGACTAATGTTATCGGAGATTTCGGTAATGAAGGTGCAATTAGGCGATCATTTAGATTCATGCTTGGTGCCTTCCAAATGTTGGGGGGTATTGCTGCGCTGAGGACAGCACAGTATTTAATTATGCCTTGGAAGTTGATGAAGGACATCAACTTACTGAGATCTGTATTTGGAGCACAAGCACAGACTCAGGCAGAGGTAGAAGAAAGCACTAGGATAAGAAAGACTGGATATAGAGATACTAAGACAGGTGTAATATATTCAGAAGAAGAATATAAACAAATGAAGAAGTCTGCCGCCAAGGCAGATGCTAAGAGAGCACGTAAAGCAGGTAAGGGGATGTCCTCTGACCTGTATCAAGGTGAAGTTGATAAGAGATTTGTAAGTCAGTTTGATGGGAAAAAGAAGAATAAACTAGCACAACGTGCCCGTATTGGGATGAAACGTGCGGGAAAACCCATGAAGGGTGCTTTCCGCCAGATTGGTAAGTTTGCTAAGGCAAACCCTGGTAAGGTAGCGGGTGGAATCAGTGTCCTTGGTGGAGGTATGAGAATTGCCTCAGGTCTTGCCATGGGCGAAAGTGCTGGCACTGCTGTCGGTGCTGGTGTGGGTCAGGCAGCTGGTGGTATCATCGGTGGCATTGCTGGCACAGCACTACTAGGACCATTCCTTGGACCATTTGCGCCCATTGTAGGTAATGCAATTGGTGGTTTCCTGGGTGAATTTATTGGTAGTAAGATAGGTCCAATTATAGAACCTATCTTCGAACCTATTGGAAGATACTTCCAGATGATATTCAAGGTTATTGGTGGTGCCTTTGGACCACTATTCAATGACTTTGGAGAGATGTTTGGAGCACTCTTTGACTTCATTGGGCAACTTGCCAAGATGTTGTTTAAAGTTGCTGATATATTCTTCCAATTCCATAAGTTTGTATTCGGTCTTGCTGCTAATGCTCTTGGTAAAACAATTGGTTTCATTGTTAACAATGTTAAACGATTAACAGATCCTGCTAGCGTCGGTAAAGGTATTGCCGATGCTCTTACATTAAACCTATTTGACTTTGATGGTGAGAATAAGAAAGCAGCAGGTGGACCTGTTGAGATGAAGTCTGGTGGTGCTCTATCATTTGGTAGTCACCCTGATATGCTGGCAGCAACTGGAGGAATTCTACTCCAATCAGTTGTCGGTGGATTTAAGAATTTTGGATTTGTTGGCAGTAAAGTCCAACAATTGATGTCAGGTGATGTCAATAAGATTAGTGGAATACTTGGAACTAAAGTCAATTCAAGCAGTGGATCAGGATCAAAACTTGGCAATAGTTTATCACTAGATACATCTACATCATCTACAAGTAAGGTTGCTGATGTTGGTAGCAACCTGTCGTATAAGAAGAATGTCCATGATGCTATTACGAAGGGTCTAAATGGTGTCCTGTTAGCAGGAATCAAACTATTTGATCCTGAGGCAGCAAAAGAAATAGAGAAGAGAGTTAACCCTGGTGGCGGCGGTGGTGGCGGTGGCGGCGGTGGTGCTAATAATAATAATGGGGGAGGTGGGTCTCCTGTAACGCCAGGAAATACTTCATCTGCAGGTGGTGCCTGGACTCCACTTTTAGAAATGATTGCTGCTAAAGAAGCAGTGAATGGGTCTTATGATTCAATATACCCTTCCACTACGAAACAAAAGTATTCTGGAGGTGACCCACTCACTGAAATGACCATTCAGCAGGCAGACGATTGGCAAGAGCAAACTTATAGAGCTAGAGGGTCTTCTGCTGCTGGAAGATACCAATTCATGCATGTCAAGGACATGGCAATTAGGTATGCAAATTTGAGTGCTGATGATAAGTTTAGCGAAGAGAATCAGGATAAGATGGCGATCGGTCTCATCGAGCAAAAAGCAGGTGGGGGCATCTCATGGGAGATGGCGAAGGAAAATCCAGATGAAGCTATGAAGAGATTGGCAATGGAATGGGCATCATTTCCAGTGCCATATGATATGCAGGGTCATTCTAGAATGGTTAGTGCAGGGCAATCATACTATGCTGGAGATGGTATGAATGCAGCAGGTGTTGGTGTGTCGGCAGTAAAGGAATTACTTGCTGAGATGGATGCTGGTGGTGAAGTAGATAAGGATGGGTTACCTAAAGATCCTAAGATGATTAAGCGTCTTAAGAAATCAAAAGAAAGTATGAAAGATGGACTCCTCAAGATGGCAGGCGGTGGTGAATTAGATAAACTTGATTTTGCTAAAGGTGCAAGTAGGGGTCCTGGCACTCCTGGGGGAATGTGTGTTGCTGGTGTGATCTACACTGCTGAAGCAAATAATGCCCTTCTTGGAGCACCTGAAGTGTCTGGTGGTGTAGATCCAAACAACCACCCAAGAGGTTTGATGGCATGGGCGATCAAAAAAGGATACGGATCTATACCTGGCACTAAAGGTAAACCAAGAAACATCAAAGGTGCGTTTGGCGACTTTGGTGTAACCTCCATGACGGAGAGTCAGTGGGGAGATGCTGTAGTTGAGGGTAAGATTCCTAATGGATCTCTAATCTTTAATACTAGACATGGTTGGGATTGGAATGGTGGATCTAGTGGTAATGATGCTGCTATTTCTCAGAATGGTGGGTCAATGCTTTGGAGTGGTCATGAGCAATCAGCCTTCCAGCATAAAGGGAAAACAGTTGGTGCTGTCTATAGTGATGTAAAAGAGATTGTTGCCCTTACACACCCCCAAGGTAATACTGCAACACATGACGGATTAGCGTCTTCTGCTGGTGCTGAAAATGCTAATAATTCAGGTAGTCCTAAGCGTGGTGCTGCAGGCGGTGATGCTGGTGGTGCTGAGGCTAAACCAAAGACTATTGACGAGATGCTAGCAGACTTTAAGACTGGTTTAGCAGCTGCACTAACTAAGTTTGGAAAGGTAAGGAATGCTTCAAGCAGTCCTCCAGTACCCGCTTCTGAATCTGAAACAGTAACTAAAATTGATGCTAGCACCACACCAGTAGATACTAATAGATTACAACAACTCTCTTCAATTAGAGACAAAGCGACTAAAGATCTAACTGTTATTGCTGATAAGGCAAGACGTGATGAGGAGAGGAATCAAATTCTTCCCATAGTTAAGATTCAACCAGTAGTCCAAAAGATTAGTCAACCTATAAATACTGGTGGGGGATCTCAGGCAATATATGCTAAACCTTCCCAACTGCTGACTCAGTGATAGATGGCAAACACACCTACCGTTAATGTAACAAGGGCAAAACTCTATAAGATGGTCTCTTTTAAAGGGACTGTAAAGGGAGGTACAAAGAAATACACAGCATTGACTGTGGCAAATGAGTTTGGAAACCTTGTAGAGGATCAAAATAAAGGGTTTAAAGCACTTATTAATGGTGTTAACTCTCTAGGTGCATCTCTCAATGGTATTAGTCTCCAAGTAATGGAGATGGCAAATGCAATGAAGAGTAAAATCTCTTCAGGAATTGCTGCTGAAGCATTACTTGATAAGGCAAAACAAAAAGAGAAGCAAGCAGAGAAGACTCGAAAGAAAATACAAGAGGCAGCATTAAAAAGAAAAGAAGCAAAAGAGAAGAGAGGAGAAAAAGAAGATAAATCCGAAAAGAAAGAGGGAAAAGAAAAGCAGAGTGTTGCTAAAACATTTAGGGAGAATACTAAGAAAGCATTTGGAGGACTCTTCTCAGGTCTAGTTAAGATCGCAGGGATGTTGTTTAAAATCTTCATTGCGTTTGGTGTTTTAGATTGGGTATCTAAAAATCCAGATAAGGTGGAGAAAATTGCCAAGGGGTTATTCTCTTTAGGTAAGTTTTTCTTTAATATCGCAGGATTCCTAGCAGGAAATGCTCTGGATGGACTGATTAGTTTCTTAGAGAATCCTATTTCGCTAAAGGGATTCCTAGGTGCAGTGCAATTTGTGCTCGCTGCTGCCCCAATATTCATTGGATTAGCATTCCTCAAGAATCCTCTAGCAACTGCTAAGGCAGTCGGTTGGGTTGTTAGTTCTTTAGCGAAAGGCATCCTAAACATCAAAGCAGCGGCGCTGTTTGGTGATAAGATAAAGAAATTTGCAGGCACTAAATTAGGTAAGGTTGCCTTTGCTGGTGGTGCTGGAATAGCATCGTTTGCAGCAAGTAAAGCAAGTGGTGCTGATACTGGGGAAGCACTTAGTGCTGGTGTTGGTGGTGCTGCTGGTTTTGCTGCTGGAGCTGCTCTTGGTGAGGCAACTGGGATCCCTGGTGCTGGTGCTATCGCAGGTGCCGCAGGTGCATTTGTAGGAAGTAAAGCGGGTGGTGCTATTGGTGGGTTTATGAAACCCATCTTTGATCCCATCGGTAGATTCTTCAATATGGTGGGGAAGGTCTTCAATGACGTTTTAGCACCAATTAAAGATAGTCTCAGTGAATTCTTTGAGGCACTTGGCAGTGTAATGAATGGGGTGCTTGATGTAGTCGAGCCCCACCTCCCATTGATTACAAATATCCTTGGGGTTGGACTTAAGGTAATGTTTGCGCCATTGTGGTTAGGCATCAAAGCATTAACTACTGTCTTAAGATTCTTCGCACCAAAGGAAAGCGATACCCCTGAGAAGAAAGATGATGCTCCTGGGAAGTCCGCAGGAGGAAAAGTAAGGACTTCTAGAAGAGCAGCAGGAGGACCTGTAAGAAGTCCTAAACGTGTTGTCCCTAAGATGGCATCTGGAGGGACTTTCAACCTCCAAGGAGAGATGCAGAAGCAACTCCAAAGGACTATCAAAGTTAGTAAAGCATTTGGTAGTTTGATGCTGTTGCCATTTAAGGCGATGGGTATCGGAATCCTTACTGCTATCGGAATGATTGGTAAGGTGTTTGGTAAATTTCTTCCAGCACCAATGAAGTCATTGATGGGAGCAATGATTGCCCCTCTTGCCAATATCTTTGGCATTCCAATGTCTGTTGTTGGTGGAAGTGGTGGTGGTGAAGATGTAGCATCAGAGGATAAGAAAGATCCTGCCAAACTAGGCAAGAAGATGTCTTGGGAAGACAAGATATTTGAGGCAATCGCTGGTGATGACGGCACCATTGCACTGTTTGGTAAACTATTTGAAGCAATTACGGAGCACCCAATCTTTAAGGGAGTTTCATCAGTTGCTTCAGGATTCTTAGGTTTCTTAGGTTTCTCTGAAGGTGGTCAAGTGCCACAACCATTTCCGTCACATAGATCTCCAGGTAGAGCAGGTGGCGGATGGATTAGTGGACCTCAATCTGGTTATCCAGTATCACTTGATGGTGGTGCTTCAACATCATTTATTGGTCATGGCACTGAGTGGGTTGGAATGAAAGGATTCGCAGGCGGTGGTGCATTTGTTGTGCCATTTGATACTCCTGCAACTAAACAGAATCCTAATCTAACTTCAAGGAGAATGGGAGAAGCATCAGCAGGTGGATATGCAATGCCATTCAGTGTAGGTGGACCTGTTAATCAACCTATTCACCATTCATTCAGTGTGCCTAGACCATTCAGTGTAGGTGGACCTGTAACATCGATTGCTAAGATGTCTCTACCCAAGTTTTCTGAGGGTGGCGAATTAAAACCAACTGGAAAGTTTGATCCTGAAGGTTTTGCTAAAAATTCATTCCAGGCAAACCGAGTCGTCCTAAATGATAAGTCATACTATACAACATATGCGTATGATGATAAGACTAAGGAAGTCGCTATCAAGTCAATGTCTAAGAGGACAAAGGCAGCGAATCTATTCGGGCAAGGTGAGGAAAGAGTCCCCATTCAACCAGGTAGTCCTGAATTTGAGTCAGTGATGAAGAGTGGCGGTCTTAAGTTAGACATTCAAGAGCGTCATGGTAAGAGAGGACTTCAAGGAGAGAAATCACTTGCAAATATTACAAAGATAAATGTCCACCCCGAAGCAGAGCGAGCATTTTACTACCGTAAATCTTTCAAAGATCACAAAGAAGAGTGGTTGAAGAAGGGTGTTAGTGAAGATAAAGCTAATCAATTAGCAGCAAGTGCTGCTGCTACAGGCGTGCAGATTGATCCTAAGAAGAAACAATCAGTTAAGGCAGGCGTAGAAGACAATCCATACTCAGCACCTGCAAGTATGGAAAATAATGTTTTAACTGCGAAAGAGCGGGAGCAGGAGAAGAAAACGGAAGAGGATGGGGAGAAAGAAGATCCTATTGCAGCATTCAAAAAGAGTCTTACCAAAATTGGCGAAGATTTTGCCAAAGTTAAGGCAATGCCTGCCAATTCTGCTTCTTCTAGTGGTGCTAAAATAGGAGAAAGTAAGCAGAAGGAAACTACCGATAGAAACGCAAGATTAGAGGCAATGGTAAGTGAAAGGGATGTCACGATGGCACCAATCATAAAAGAGAGTCAAGCACCTCCTGTAGGTGGAGGTGATGTAACTCCTATCCTCATTCCTAATCATGGGGGCAATGATGCTGATGATTGGTTACTACCGAAATTTGGTCTCGTTTCAGAATTTAGTCAAGATCTAGTAGACTTCATGTAATGGCAAATCAACAATCAAGACAATTTAAACTTAAGAAGATCGAAGTAACTTCGATGGGAGAGGAAGAGAAAACCTTCGACATTCGAGATGTTGTGCTAGATTTTAGTTACAAGGAATCTATTGAAGCAGCATTTACTAGCATAGAATTTACTATTGCTGACTCAGTTGACTTCAACTTGCAATTAACTGGTGGCGAAACAGTTAAGATTGATCTAGAGACCAACTCATCGAAAGATGGTGCGTTGAAGATGAAATTTAGAATCTATAAGATTGGTAAGATTATTAAATCTGAGAGAGGGCAGATCTACATTCTGTATTGCTGCTCTCCAGAGATGTATAATAATGAGATCAATAAGGTATTCAAAGCATTTGGTGCCATCTCTGAGGGATCTTCAAAGGATGTTGAAAACATTCCAAAGTATATCTGTAAGAAATACTTAAAGGCAAAAGGTACTAGACTCAAAGAAGAGAATTTTGAGGGTCATTCAAGACTTACTTTCGTATCACCAAATTGGCGTCCTGCTGATGTAATAGCATATGTCAGTGACAAGATAACCAGACTGAGTAGCAATAAGGGATCAAATAAACAATCTGGATTTCTATTCTATGAAAATAGAAGAGGGTTTCAATTTAGATCTATTGATGGGTTATGTGAGCAAGGATATGATATAACGTTTACTTATCGACAGCAAGGTCAATTAGACGAGGATGATGACGGTTACTACATCATTGAATCTATTCAGTATCCAGACAAAGCAAACCACCTCAGACACATGAGAATGGGCACTTATAAGACAGTTACTACTGGTATCTCATTAGCAGTGCCTACCGATAATAATATAACTGAGTCTGGTGGTGGTAATAATAAGAAGAAATCACCCTCAGGCACGATATATCCTGCCAGGGAGACTGGTTTCGATGTGATTTTTGGTAGAGCAACCACTCTTGAAAAGAATCCTCCATTTAACATGCCTGAAGAAGTTGAGGGGGAGGGAGCACCACCAACTAGACAGAAGATGAGAGTACTCCACACGCTAAAAAACGAGCAAAAAGCGGCAGGTGGTACGAATGCAACAGGAAATCCTAACAATGGGACCGATCCTTTTGATAATCTGGCAGTTGCAGAATATGCAGCGGCTAGATATAATTTAATGAAAGCAATTCAGTTACAAATTATTGTCCCTGGAAATACTGGCATTTGTGCGGGTGATATTGTAAACCTTATCATACCTGCTTCTCAGGAAAAAGGTAAAAATGTCCAGAAAGACAAAAAGTTTAGCGGTAAGTATATAATTGCTGCCCACACTTTTGTATATTCTAAGAATGGATGTAATTCCGAATTGCTTTTAATCCGAGACAGTCTACCAAAGTAAAAACCAAATGGAAAGTATTGAGCAGCATATCGAAAAGGATAAAGAAATCCTTGACAATCCAATGATCTCACCTAATCAACGTCGCCACATTGAGGGCGAGTTGCATGAATTAGAAGATTATGCAGAGCATCATAAGGAAGAGATTGAGGCAGGAGATCATCACGATCCTAGTTACATAGAACTCTTTTGTGATCAAAATCCATCAGAACCTGAGTGCTTAGTTTACGAGGATTGACAGATCAACAAATAATTATTATAATAACCATGTAAGGGTTGAAGGTTAATATGAATAACTTTGAGAGCTTAATTGAAGGACATTACCGAAATCAACGTCAGGCAATGTCTAACCCCTCTCAATGGCCTCAAATAGACATCAGGATCTGGAAAACGGATTCTGGTGTTTTTGAGTCTAAGTCTTGGTATAAGTATCAGGGTGAAGAAAATGCATACAATTGGTTGAGATATCGTGTCATGCATATGGATGAAACCACAGTCAAGACTGATATCTTCAATTACATAAAGAATGAAGATTCCTGCCCCTTCATATGGACGTGGGATGGTAAATGGTGGACAGGTATTCCTGATGGATGGTGTCAAGTAGATAAGTATCTGATCAAATCCTGTATTAGATTTAATGGATTAGATTATAGATCTCTGGATCAGGGGTGGAATACTGAGACAAATGAGCAAGCTTGGGGTAAACCTGAAGAAGAGGG